CAAGTTTAAGGTCATCTTGGTAATCTATCGGTGCAACATCCTCAATAGTGAAACGCCAACTGGTAACCTCTAACTCCTCACCAATCAAATTGATAAGAGCTTCACATTCTGCCTTAATCGGTGCAATAGTACCATACTTATATGAACTGCTTGTTTGGTTTGCATTGGTTCCATTCAAGTTGCCAGCATCATAAATACCTAACCTAGATGGGTCTACGTGGTGAGCATGGATTACTTCATCCCTTGTATCCTTACGGTATAATCTGAAGTGTCCTTCCTCGGTCTGAACACTTAATGGTGTAATCTTCAAATCAACATTACCCTCTTCACCTTCTGATGGGATAGTGATACAGATAGCTGAATGAGGATTCTTGATAACTTCCTTAATTTGTTGACTAATACGATACCTTAATGTTTTGGTGATGTCAAACTCATCATTAATGCTGCCATCTTCATTGTATGGTTCTTCATCGTAATCGGCGAAGTCACCAGTTACAGTGATAGCGAACTTTGGCATTCCATAATTCTCAAAGAAGCTATTGTTGTACCTTACTGCAGACACATCACCCTTGATAGGACCAAGACAACTGATGATTGGTGGTCTTCCGTAATAATCAGTTCCTGGTGCATACTCCATACTCCATAAGAGCTCGTTCGCTCTCTCTGATGGTGATAAACTGTTATATGGGTGGAATGTTCCATCATCTGCACTTATATCGCAAGGCTCACCATTATCATCATAATTCTTGCCATAAATCACAAACCATACCTTTTTACCACTACTGTTGATTTGTACAACTCTCTTTTGGTCGGCGTGTCTCCTTAAAGTGTGTGCTGGAATATGATTCAATCTCTTAATATCGGATTTACTGGTAGAGTCACGAATAATCTCGATAGCACCATAACCAATACTACGACGATCATAAACCATCCTCTGCAAATGAGTATTAATACTTGGAGTGGAGTTCTCCAATACTTCGGTGAACCTATCACGTTCTGCATCTACTGGTTCGACACCCTCAATTGGTTTTAAGGTATAGTCTACACCAGTCGCATCAATCGCAACGGCTTCAACACAAGCAGCATGATAAGTATACAAGTCCAACAACTGCACAAGGTAGTAAGGATTGTATTTAGGGTCAAGGATATTATAACCTTTTAATTGTTCCTCTGATGGTGTGTACTTACTGCCAGTAGCAGGGTCAACCTGTGCCTTCAATGCATACTTTGACAATTCCAATGTATCCACTATATGGTGATTATCCTCCTTGTCAACTGTTACAACAAATGAATCTGAATGTCTCATAAATATCACTATTATACGTTAATCTTTCTTCTTGGCCTTAACCAATGCTTTGCACTGCCAGTCGCTGTATCTACAATATCGTCCTCGCCACCATCAGCACCAGTAAAACTCACCAACTGGTCTATCAGTTTAGTATTCCAATCTCCTTTAACAAAGTAAACCTTGCCATCTTCTGCCAATGCTTCCAAATCAAATGACCTAATGTTCTTTGCCATTCTTACCTTATCACTTCGTATATGGTATCGTTTGAGTTCCTTGTCTCTTTTGAAAGCATTGATTAATAATTTACTTCCTGCTCCTGGTTCTTGTTCAATCTTAATCAGTACACTTCTGCCATCTCTTTTAGCAGTTCTCTTAAATATTTTAAGTGTCTCTGAAGATGAGAACTTGCCACTTACTAAATCAATAAGGTAAAGGTTGTCACCATCGTAGCCAGTTAATAATCCACTGGTTCCATCACCCTCTTTACCTGAAGCTGCGAAGTCCCAATACCTCATCATAGGCAAATCCTTCGGCAACTGGTCCTTGGTGATTTGTCGATAAATCTTATTCGTGGTCTCATCCATAAACCAAGACCGCTTAAAGATGTTACCATCACGCTCAATCGGTTGGCCTTGATAAATAGCATTAAAGAGATATGAACCCATTGATTGTTTTTCTGCCATCAACCAATCAAAACTTCTTTGCTCTTCCCATAACACTTCACCTATCTCACGGCCCAGTAAATCATTAGGACTATCGCATATGGCAGGAATGTTAAGGTCAAGCCAAATGTTAGGGTCAATAGTTCCACCATTACGAAGTATCTCGAAACCTTCTTCGGCACTGATGGTAGGTTCATTTGCTCGTATGATACCATGTAAATCTCGTAAATGTAACCTTTGAGCGATTACCAACATAATAGGTGGCAACCCATTAGACCTTTTCTCAAGTCTTGTCTTTGCTGTTGCTTCAAACCAATCTGCCAATCGTTGTTGTTTCACTTTCGATTCAGCATCGGCAATATTCTTGATAGGGTCATCCACAATAAACAAACCAGCACCAAAACCCAGTATAGATCCACCAGCACCAGTGGCTAACATTTGTCCTCGGTATGGGTGGTTGAGCTTGAACTTGTTCTTTGCTTTACTGTCTGTGGATAGGCTTACTTTATAGGGTGATAGGTTTCCGTAGTAGTTTAGTACGTCTTTGACTTGTCCTCCAAATTCACTGGCTAATCCTTGTGAATATGCAGTTAAGATAACCTTGTCATTTGGATAGTGTGCTAGGAAATATGAAGCAAAGTTCTTACTGATAAGTGTACTTTTACCATGTCTTGATGGAACACCCAATAATATCTTACTGACTTTGCCTTGTAAAGCATAACCTAATAATTCAATGATTAAGACATCAAAGTTCCTGGGTCTCCAGTACCCATTATTAATCAGTATTGACCATTCGCCTATTCCACGTGGCCTACTCGGTAACTGGCTTATCTGCTCCGCTGTTATTGGCATCTTTATCGCCTAACAATTCCTTGAGTATGGCAAGGTCCTGCTCTTGGATACGTGGGTCATTCATATCCACCTCGGCCTGTATAGTGGCTTTGGTTTCGCTTTCTATCTTTTGTTTCTCTGCCACTACAAACTCATCAGGGTCAACACATTGCAACAAATACTGACTAGCCATCCAAGAATTACTGTTGCTAATCTTCTGCAAATGATGGGATTTGAATTTAGCCCTTGCCTTTTGCATATCTACATAAAAATCATGATACTTGCCCTTCTTTGCCTTCTTACCCTTATCCATCCACTTATACACTAGGGTCCTGTCTATACCAGCAATATCTGCACAATCCTTTATCGGTAAACCTTTACCATGATTCTCTACTAGGCATTTGCAAGTATCTTCACTGAATTTAACCACTTCTACACCTCCCTTATTATTAGTGTAGAAATCATATCAAATAGTTAACGATGAATGTTAATACTGTACAAGCAATCGGAATAAGCCATTTAAGTGTATCCATTGAGGATTGTAGTTTGGCTATTTCGACTTGTAGTTCATCGATTTTTTTGTCGTTTTCTTCTTCTTTCTTATGGTTTTCTTTCATCAAGGTTGTGAGTTCCGCTACATTAATATTGATTTGTTCCAGTTTGTCACGTAATTGGGTGTAATCGTTGTCTACTTCGTGTAGGTGTTCTTTCTTGTTCTCTAACTTGGTTTCTATGGCGGTTATCCTAGCCTCTTGGATGCACTGGTGTTCGGTCATCTTATCACCTCACCAGTGTTGATATTGATTATCTCGTCATGGTGATCATCATACCTGAACTCGGGGTTGTCATCTGGTATCATGAGTTTTGGGTTTTTGATTTCGACGGTCTTCCAGTTTTTCCATATGCACATGTTACTCACAACAATAATATTAAAAAATAGTATTTCTTCTTATTATAAGTGTTATCAAGTGAGTAACCCTAATTCTCGTTATGGAACTTGTTTAGGTTTACTAGGAACTTTATGAACGTGGTTACTGGTATGTTATAATCTTCTAGCATAGGGTAGTAGTGTATGACTCTTGCGTTGTGGTTTGATTCAAGCTTGACATATATTAGTATCATTACTATGAATTGTTGTTCGTTGGTTCTGCTGGTGTTGAAGTCTAGGTGTTGTATTAGGTATCTTGCTCTGTCTTTTTGTTGTCTTGGCATTACGAATGTTCCACGTGATTTGGTGGTTCTTTCGTTTATGATGGTTTCCAGTTTGTTGTATCTTTCGTAGGTTCTTTGGTCTTTCATGTTCTTTACTGCATGGTCTGTGGACCATAGTTCGCCTGGTGCTAATCGTTCGGTGTGCTTGTCTCTGTAGTAGTATGTGTTTAGTAAGTGTTTGATGTCTCTATCCATAACTGACATCCCCTTTACTGTTTCGTGGTTTCTGTAGCATTTGCTGGTATATTACTTCTATAGTTAGTATTGTGGTTTTTGGTATTATTTTGGCTAGTTCTGCTCCGTCCTTGTCCGGTACAGCTATTATCACATATTCTTCGTCTTCGTACATTAGGTAGGCCATTGTATAAGTGGCTAGGTCTGTGTGTATGATTAATGGCAGTTCCTTTGGTGCTAACCCTAAACCTTGCGATTTGCTTATCTCGGTTAGTAGGAGGTGGTAGTCTATTCTCGTCTTAACACTTCCCTCATCTTCTTCTTACAATCCTTTAACTCATAATAATTCTTTAGTAATTGGACTTGTAAGTCGATGTTGTCTAGATCATGTATTAGTAATAAGTGTAATAATTGGCTCTTCTCTTGTAATAATAAGTATAATTGGCAGTAGTCTTTTAACATAGTAATCACATAAACTTAATGTCGGTTTCTAAATCGCAGAAATGTTGGTTGAATTTTATCCTCTTGTTCTTGTTAATGCTTATTGTTTGGTATGCTGGAGGCTCAACATCCAAATACTGGGCTTCTGCATAGCTGCCACCATAGTTTAGGAATGCTCCAGTGTACCCATAATATTTCCTATGTAATCCTGTCTTGTCGATGTAGAATTTGTTCCAGCTCATTAGTCGGTGGTTGTGGCCTTCCAGGTAGATGTCGGCTTGGATGTTGTTGGTTGCTCTTTCCAGTTTTCCCATTGCCAGGTGCCTTTGGCCTGAAGCTCCTTTTCCGTGCCTTGTGAATATGTCGATGGTGTGTTCGTTTATCTTGAATGTGTCAATGTTTTGATTATACCACTTGCACCCTAGTTCTCGTGCTATGTCAGCTACTACATTGAAGTCAAACTCTTTTATTAAACGGGCTTCGTGGTTTCCGACACATAAGCCTATAATGTCTTCCTTGAATGGTTCCAGGTTCTCTAATAGGAATGCTTTCTGTTCTTCTAGGCTCATATGTGTGTGGAAACTGCTGTTGCCTACATTCTTACTGGCACTTTCTAGTAGGTCTCCCATTAGGTAAATTCTCCTATTCTTAAGCTTCTTCACTTGCTTTAACATATAATCAAAGAACTCATAATTAAACTCGCTGGAGCCGATATGGAAATCTCCCAAGGGTATTATGTTTACTGTTTCATTGCTTGATAAGGCATATTCGTCTTTCATACTTTTAACCTTCATCTTCTTTAAAAATCGTTCGGCTTTCATAATCTTTCATCGAATAATGGTAGTTTGTTGAAGTTTTTCTCTTTTGGATCCATACTTTGGTGGCGTAGGTGGAAGATGTATAGCCAACTGCTCCTATGATGGCAGATGGGGCAGTCGTAGTAGTAGTGGTCGGTGAAGATTAGGAGTAGTTTTAACCACCACTCCCATTTTGTTTCTTCGCTTCCGCAGAACGGACATCTGAAGCTGTATCGTTTCAAAGGCATAACCCCACTATTAGTATTATTGTGAATCCTAATACCATACAGGATAATAGGAATAGTAGGACTAGTAGGTAGTCGATGAAGTCCCAGTCATCCATCATATTTCCCATCCTCCAGTGTCGCAATCGTGTAGGAAACACCTTATCCAATAATCATTGATGTCTTCGTGTTTGAACCCTACAGCGGTCTTGTTCTCTATCAAGTATTTTATGAAGCTCTTTAGTACAGTATCGTATTTCTGGCTTGGTAATGCTCCCATCGTTCTCACCCATTCAAGTATCTTTGCACCCAGTATAATATTGCAAGTATAATGCAACCGATAATGATTAATGCAATCAAGTTATAATTCATATTCTCTCACACCCATTTTCTGTTTCAATCCAAAATTCTGCATTGGAAATATTGCAGAGATTAGAGTATTGTTTTATTATTTCAGATTGGATTTGTATTATCATCTCTTGTTTTTTGACTTTTGCATCGTATTTTCTGATGTCATTGTGTAGGTCATTTATGACATTGCATAATCTTTTATTCTC